CATCCCTGGACCATCGCCGCCAAGGGTTCTTTGTGCGGCATTGCCGTCCGCTTTTACCTGCAACCAATCGCCATCGGCAAATCCACTGATGGGATGTCCATCAATGATCAGCGTGTGGCGGTTCTGAGCGTATAAATTTATCCGTCCCATGTCCTTTCTCCTTTCCTTTTGTGGAAGATTGTTATCTTTTTTGACCTAGCTCACCACTTCAACATTTACGGCGATGCTGTGGATGGCCCCGGCTTCCTGAACGATCATCTGAATAGGGGGACCGGAACGAGCAGCGCGGTCAGCCGCTGACATAAGCGAAATCGGTGTCGGGTTGATCTGAACCGCCTTGGTAATGGAAACGCCACTTTTCACCGTTGTATCAAGCTCCTCGCGGTCGGCAAACGTACCATTGAAGGTATACTGGTATCCAACATCCTTGCAGGGGTCAACAAGCAACATCTGACCGTGCCGAGTATACGGGACTTTCTTGTTCCGAAGGAAGACGTTGTAAACGTTCACACTCAGGTCTTCGACAAAGTTGTCAAGGTTTATGACCGTGTCCATATACCAGCCAGCTTCAGAGGTAACGCCGTCACGATACGTTCGAACATCGTTTCCGATTGCGGTGTAGGTATTATATCCCTTGCCTTGCAGGGTTGACCATTGGGTTTCGGTAAGCTGAACAGTCTCAACGCCGGGCAACACTTTGAACTTTGCCGTCACGGTGCTATCCTGAAGCCGATAATCAACGTGAAGCATATAGGCCAAGATCGAAACATCCGGATACCGTTGCGAATTGTCGTGGTACATCGGAACAGCCCGACGATTACCTGCCGCAGAAAGAACAGAGCCAAGGTCGTCATCTGCATCAGCATCCAAGGCGTTGACATCGTTGGTAAGCAGTGCCATCATCCCCGTTCTAGGTTGTACCCATTCAGCGGCAGCGGTTTGGATTGCTACATCTCGAAGCGAAGCGCCCAAGGCCCAACCGTAAATATATTTCCCGGAGTTGTTGGCGGCATTCTGGATGCTGGCCAACTCATCAGCAATGTTGGTCGCGGTGTAACCATTCAATGCTTTGCCGCCGATCGCATCGGTCAACTTGAGGGCAGTCCCGGCAAACACGCCGGAAATAGCTGCTTCGGGGAAGGTGATCGAAAAGTCCTCGCCGCCTGCGCCGTCAACAGTAATGTTGATTGTTTTCCCGGTTCCCGGAATCGTTTTTACAGAAGCGGACAACCCGGAAGCAGTCAGAGCGGCATCAATAACGGCAACGATATCTTCAATGGTGGCGACACTCGCAAAATTCATTCCCGTTGCTGTAATGGTGGCGGACCCAGACCCATCATCAAAAGTGATGTCCATGCTGCCCGTGGTGATCAACTTAATTGCCGCAATATCAGCAGCGGTCAATGATGCCGAAACCAACTGAGCGGGAAGGTTGGACAAATAAACTTCCCCGATTGCCATGGTAATTGCGCGAGGCGTCTGGGAAAAGAAAGCTGAAGCTGCTTGATGCGCTGCGGAACCTGCGATGAAGTCGGTTTCAACTGCTTCGATGGTTGAATAGAAGCGTACCCGGCCAGAATCAGGAGTAAAACCGAGATCTTCAAGCGCAACGCACATGATGCTCAAATCAGTGCGGGTTTCTGCCTGAGGGCGGGACAGCGTAATCTGCACGTCCAAGCTACGAGGCAATGATTTATCTGCTGTTACATATGGCATTGTGTTTCCTCCTTACGATGATTCATCAATCGGGTTTATTACTTCAACATCAATTTGTGTTTCTACATCATCTACTCGGTCGTGTAAAATAACAATAGGCTGAATTCTTATTTCTTGCAAACCCGTATCCGCAAGCGGCAAAGGCCCGGCCACGTTTGCGTAGACGCCCCAACGGACTTCGGCCCGTTGTTCGGTGTCAGTTCTAAAAATAGCCGAAATATCAAGGTAGCGAGGTGCGCCGACCATACCCATGATTTTCCACATATCGTCAAATCTTGCTTCCATACGAAGAGCCGACATGAAACGCATTGCGGCCTCTTGAACACTATCCCCATTTTGATCTTTGTAAAACATTGCTCGGCATTCCCAAAGGGACGTTCCCCAATGGACTTGACGAAAAGTATTGCCATCATCATCCGGGGTAATCAGTTGGGCAGTTTCAACAACCCCGTTCTCAAGCTGCGTGCAATGCTCAAAGAATAACGTAACATAAGCGCCAGCGGGTTTCCCTTGCATTCCCCTTTCACGCCACCAAATTCTTCCAGTGGATGATTCAAGAACAGCGCCGGTCACATTATACATCTCGGTTATCGAAGTCGCTTGTGTCATAACGCCGCCGTTATCGAAGTGTGTCTGCGTGCAAGGTAAACATTGACCCCGGTTTGTTGAGCCCAATTCGAAAAGTTGACAACCCGATACAATTTGCAACCATACAGCAAAAACGATTGCTGCTGGTTTGCTGAATTTTCATGCTCATCAACAAACGATAAAGTCTCTTTCGTATACAAAACAATATCGCCGTCTGTCATACTGCCGCCAAACATATGCTCAAGTTGTGAACTGTTCGAAGGGTCAACAGCCGCTTTTATTGTCCTCATCCCTGTAACGATACGAGCATCCTCACCGTTGGAGGTTCTCGAATAACGGGTGTCTGTAACAGACACAGAAAGTTTGAACATATTCAAGGCAATTTTCGGTCCAATTATCGGAAGCATTATCTTGTCCTATCGCGAATGACGTAAGTAACAGAATCGCGCATGTGCTCAGTATCAATCAAAGGCTTACTTGAGCCTTTTGCCTTTATTGTTGCCGGAGCAAGGGGAGGGGAATTCATATCAGTTATCCCCTTTTTTATCGCCGCCTCTGCTTCCACCCCGGCAGCATTTTGAGCAATCTCTATTTGTACAGAATTCAAACCGCCTTTCTTCAGCAATCCTAGAGCCTTTTTAGTTCTTCTGATAATATCTGGTTTTGCCAAAGCCATAAAATCACGAACAGGAACGCCCATCCCATAAACATGACAAGCAGCAACCAAAGCAACCGGGGTGCCATCAGGGTAAGCATTCGCCTTGCCTTTTGGAAAACCAACCGCGATCTCTTTTTTAGCCGCATCTTGCACCGCCTTCAACACGCCTTTCATTGCATCGGGATTCTTCCGTTTCAATTTGGCGAAGGCGTTCATGCATCAGCCTCCCATTTTGACGGAACGGGATACAACTCATTAAGGTACTCACGAACAGCAGGGCATAATCCGATGTCTGTATGGTTTAAAAACTTTTTCCCTTCAACTCCCCGCCTCAACTGACCAGGAGTAATTAATTGCTTTACCCTCAAACAAAGAGACGGAGTTGCTTGCTTCGGTTCTTTAATGTCGAGAAGGTTGTAATAAATGTGGGATAAAATCCTTCCCTTTTGCCAAGGTGCGGTTGGCATCAATTTTTGATATAAGGTTTTGTTGACAAGATATGGAGCATGACATTCCCACGCGCGTCTCGGCCTACCTGTTGCTTTGCAGAAGTTCAAAGTGTTTACAAGGTGTCGACACCAAATACTCGACAAAGCGCGGCGAATAAACCCGGCAACAACCTCTTCGCTTTCCAGCCATGGGCCAAGATCCCCAATTCCAACTTCACCCAAAATGTAATGGTCATCGCTATTAACAATGAAATCTTCTGATAATTGCGGTAAACCACAAGCGGTCAATACTTTGCGAATAATATTGGCATCTTTATTGCGCTGGGTGTCGTCACAAGGCAAATGGAAAATACCATTGATAGGCGGGTTGAGTGCTACCCAAGACGGAGCATAGCCCACAAGGTAGATGTTACCGACCCACGGCTGTATCGCTAATGAGCGCAACGAATAACGTAGTTCAAAGTCGTCCCCGTATTTGCTGCCGTTCTTTATGGTATAGACTACATCATATTTCTTTTGGCTCATACAAGGCCTCTGATCAGTTCTGCAATAACACCTCGACCACCACAAGTTTCAAGGCGGTGTATCCCTGGGATTTCCAAAGCGGACATATCGGCATCGTGTGGACAGAAAGCTTGTTTTGCTCCTTTTAGCATTGGAACATCCCAAGCATCATCTCCGATGGCATAATAGTCGGCAAATGCCTGAGCAATATTATTTTTATCCCGGCTAACAATAAAGTCAGCGCCGACCTTATCAGCAAAGAACGAACCGCCCTTCCACCCATCGGCTGTAACGATAGCCACATAGACCCCAAGGCTTACAAGTTCCCTGATAGCTCGAATGTCACGGGAATGGAATTGCTTAAATAGTTTTTCGCCGCGATGGTTGATGGTTACTGTCCCGTCTGTCAGTACTCCATCACAATCTATAAACAGTGATTTCGGAATATTCCACATATCAGTTTGCTCCATCAATCCAAATGAACCAATCACGTCCATTGCTTGTTATTGATCGGTCGCAGAATGTTCCAGCGCCAAGAATCAACTCTTCAAATTTAGAAGAGCATTTCAAGGCATTGCCATCAACTGTCAAATCCCATTGGTGGAACCCGTTAAATTTTTCATGAGTCGCTTCGTTTTCAAACCCTTGTATGATCAAAAAACCGCCAGGGGCAACATGATTTCTCAAATGTTCAATCGCACGAAGTGGGTCTTGGCAATGGTCTAGCGAATTGCTCATGTGAACAACGTCAAATTTCACCCCGAGATCTAAATCTTCTACTGGTACGCTAATCGGTGGAATAAGGCCATATTTGACATAATCAAATATCAAGGAATACAAAGACCCCAGCGGGTCAACAGCAACAACGGCGCTTTCAGGCAGAAGACCATTCAGAATGGAAACAGCCCCGGAGCCTACGTCTAAAACCCTTGATGTCGGCTTGGTATTTGCCTTGATGAATTTTGCGACCTTGTTGTTCAGCTCGGGAGTCTTTACTCTGCCGACCCAACCGTCGATAAACCTTGGGGTCTGTACAAAAGACTTCCAAAAATAAAGCTCGTGATATATGCCGTCCAATTCAAGTCGCGTCATATCGTATTAACTTTCCATTTTGGATCGTTTAAAACCTTCTTCCAGTTTGCCCCATAAAAAGAAATCAGGGCTTGCCGGGTTGATTCGTTCGTCCTCTTTCGCAGCTCTTGTCGCTCTCTGGTCACTTTATGCGGCAGGCTTTTTCGAATATATGTATGTCCAACCTCAACGCCATAATGAACTCCGATCAGATGTCCTGCTTGTCTTACCTTGTGGCTCCAATCCATATCGTGACCCCAATAAGGCATCCTCTCGTCGAGCGGAAACTTCTCAAAGACCGAAGCCCTGACTAGAGGGCTTGTAAATTCAACGA